TTAAAACAATCTTTAGAAAAAATAGAATCGTTAATTGAAAAGTGGTTAACTAATGAAGGAGAAAAAATTCGTCCTATTTTAGCGTTTGATATTATTTGTCATTCGGCGGATGCTGTATTATCGGGAGGTGTTAGACGTTCAGCTTTAAATATGATTGTTGATCCTAATGATGATGAGATGATTCACGCTAAGACAGGTAATTGGAGAATTGAAAACCCACAAAGAGGTCGTAGTAATAACTCAGTTATTTTATTGAGAAGTGAAGTTGTTAAAGAACAATTCAATTACTTGGTACAATTAAATGACGGAGCAAATGATATTGGTTTTGTTTTTGCGAACAGTTGGTTTGATATGTTTAATCCATGTTTTGAGATTATGAAAATCCCTGTATTAGATACAATTGATTTTGGTAAAATCAAATATGATGAAGTTGAACAATATGTTAAAGACAACAAATTTAAGTTCGGTATTCAAGGTTGTAATTTAACCGAAATCAATGCTGAGAAGGCAACAACAAAAGAAAAATTTTTAAAGGCTTGTAAAGATGCTTCTTTCTTAGGAACACTACAAGCGGGATATACTAATTTCCCTTATTTAGGTGAAACAAGTAAAGCAATCTTTGAAAGAGAAGCTTTGTTAGGTGTTAGTATTACAGGTTGGATGAATAATCCTAAATTATTTAATGCTGAATTATTAGAAGAAGGAGCACAAGCTGTAAAAGATGCTAATAAAGAATTGGCTGCGGTAATTGGAATTAACCAAGCGGCAAGAACTACGTGTGTAAAACCTTCAGGTAATGCATCAGTTGTGTTAGGAACTGCGTCAGGTATTCACCCTGAACACTCTGAGAAGTATTTCCGTATCATGCAGTTGAATAAAGAAAGTAATACCGCAAAATGGTTGGAAGAAAACATGGGATTCTTATTAGAAGAAAGTGTGTGGTCTTCAACTAAGTCAGATTATGTTGTATTTGTTCCTGTTGAAAATCCAAAAGTTGGTTTATTCAAAAAAGATATGAAAGGTATTAAACACCTTGAGTTAATTAAGTTAGTTCAAAAACATTGGGTAAATGCGGGAACTAATCCTGAGTTATGTGCTTACATGCCGGTAAATCATAATACATCTTGTACAGTTATTATTGACGATAAAGATGCAATTGTTGATTACATTTGGGAACAAAGAGATTTATTTACCGCTGTTAGTTTCATGTCAGATTACGGAGACAAAGACTTCAATCAAGCACCATTCACTTCAGTATTGAATTTAAATGAAGTTATTGAAACATACGGTAAAGGATCATTATTAGCGTCAGGTTTAATCATTGATGGTTTACATTACTTTAATCAAAACTTATGGTTGGCTTGTGATACATTACTTGATAGAAGTATTTTATTAACAGGAACAAGAGAACAAGTTTTATTAAAAGAATATTGGTTATCAAGAGCCAAAAAGTTTGCTAAGAATTACTTTAAAGGAGATATGAAGAAAATGGTTTATTGTTTAAAAGACGTTCATTTATTCTATAAGTGGGAAACTATTACTCGTCAATTCAAAGAAGTAAACTTCGGTGAAATATTAAATAAACCAGAATACAAGAGTATTTCTGACTATGCTGCTCAGGCTTGTAGTGGAGCACAATGTGACGTAACGAGTATCTAATGGTAGAAGGAGTAGATTATTACACAGATGAGAAGTCGGGGCTTATGGTCCTGACTTCTTTGTTTTTACAGAAACGAGGGTATTGTTGTTCCAATGGGTGTGCAAATTGCCCCTATGACCCCCCACATATTATTAAAGGGAACCCAAAAATAAAAGAGGATACATAACCATTTTGTGTTTGTTTATATTTATTGAATATGGCGACAACATACGGTATTGATTATCCATTTAGAGACAGTTTAAAAGGTGATTACCTTAATTTGACTAATACTCCTGAAAAAGAGATTAGGGCGGATTTAATTCATCTTATATTAACAAGAAAGGGTAGTAGATATTATCTACCAGATTTTGGTACTAGATTATATGAATTTATATTTGAACAAAATGATATGGTTTCATATGCACAAATAGAAGAAGAAATAAGAGAGGGAGTAAAAAAATTTATACCTAACTTAGATATTAATACTATAGATATTATGTCAGCAGAAGATGACCCAAACCAAACTAAAAATTTTACACAAAACGAAGATGAAAGATTATTTAGAGTTTCGGATGCATCTAATTTACCATATACTGCAATAATAAAAATAAGTTATACAGTTAATAATGGGGCATTTTCTTCGTCCGACTTTATAATTATAAACATATAAAATGAGCAAACAAATATCATACGCAACTAGAGATTTTGACGGATTAAGAAGTGAATTAGTTAATTTAACTAAAAACTATTACCCTGATTTAGTTAAGAATTTTAACGATGCATCGATCTATTCGGTGTTATTAGATATAAATGCCGCAGTTGCGGATAATTTACATTTTCACATTGATAGGGTGTGGCAAGAAACAATGTTGGACTTCGCTCAACAAAAACAATCATTATATCATATTGCGAAAACATACGGATTAAAATTACCAGGTGTTAGACCGTCAGTTGCTTTATGTGATTTTTCAATTACAGTTCCCGTAAGAGGTGATAAAGAAGATGTTAGATATTTGGGTATTTTAAAAAGTGGAGCTCAAGTTTCAGGTGGAGGTCAAACGTTCGAAACCATTAATGACATTGATTTTTCAATACCATTTAATGCAGCAGGAGAACCAAATAGATTAAAAATACCTAATTTTGATAGTAATAATATACCATTATCTTACACAATAACAAAAAGAGAACCTGTAGTTAATGGTATTACTAAGATATATAGAAGAGTTATTAATCAAGTAGATCAAAAACCTTTCATACAATTATATTTACCAGAACAAAATGTTTTAGGTGTCACTAGTGTAATTCATAAAGACGGTACTACTTTTACAAGTAACCCAACTTCAAATGAGTTTTCAAGTAGAACTAATAAATGGTATGAAGTAAAATCATTAATGCAGGATAAAGTGTTTGTTCCAGACCCAACGGGTGTTTCCGATACAAGTAATTTCAGTGCAGGAACATTTTTACCTGTCAACAATAAATTTGTAACTGAATATACCCCTGAGGGTTATTTTTCATTAACATTTGGTTCAGGAACTGTGAATCCATTAGATAATTTGGATAATTACATGACAGGTCAATTAAAGGTTAATTTGGCTAGTTATTTAAATAATTTATCATTAGGTGCCATTCCTAAAATGAATAGTACATTATTTGTAAAATATCGTGTGGGTGGAGGTAAGGATAGTAACTTAGGGGTTAATGTTATTACTAACATTGATGACGTTGAATTTATTGTAACAGGTCCAGTTACATCACAAAATTCTCAAACAATAAATTCATTAAGAGTAAATAATATTACACCGGCGGTCGGTGGAGCAGACCAACCAGGTATTGAAGAAATTCGTAATATGGTTTCATATAATTTTGCTGCACAAAATAGAGCGGTAACTCTAAATGATTATAAATCATTGATTGAGACAATGCCATCTACATTTGGAGCCCCTGCAAAAGTTAATGTAATGGAAGAAAATAATAAGATCAGAATTAAACTTCTTTCTTATGATGACCAAGGTAATCTAACCGACACAGTTTCTAACACATTAAAATCCAATATTTTAAGTTATCTTTCGGAGTATAAGATGATTAATGACTACTTAGATATTGTTAGTGGAGAAGTTATTGATATGGGTCTACAAATCGATTTAAATATAGATAAGAACGCTAATCAAACCGACATTATTAAAACTGTCATTCAAGATGTTATAAAATATTTTGACTACTCAAAAAGAAAAATGGGAGATCCGTTATTTGTTGGTGCGTTAAATAAAATAATTGGGGGAGTCACAGGGGTAGTTAACGTAATTGAAACTAGAGTTTATAATTTAGTTGGAGGTGAGTATTCTTCAGCTGAAACGGCCATGAGTTATGTTGACAATGTAACAAAAGAGATTGCTCAATCTGATAATATTATATTTATGAAGTCCAATCAGATCTTCCAAATCAGATTTCCAAATAAAGATATTAAAGTAAGGGTTAAAACTTTAGGTACGGCTACATTTTAAAATGTTTTTTCGTTATAATATAGAGAAAATCACATAGTTTCTATTTATTATAAGAATGATACAAAAGCATAGAATTTCAACAAATATTGGAGTTGACCAAAAAATTACGGTAGAATTAAAACAAGATTTTGATATCCTTGAGATATTATCTTTAAAATTCAGTCAACAAGAGGTCTATACATCATTATGCTCCGATTATGGTGTTGTTTGTGGTAGAGTTACAGCAAACAACGGATTTGGACTTGGTAATGCTAGAGTTTCAATATTCATACCTTTATCCACAGAGGACGAAGATGATCCAGTGATATCAACATTATATCCTTATAAACAAACAACAGATAAAGATGAAAATGGTTATAGATATAATTTATTACCATTAAGAAAACAACACGGAGGACACGAACCAACTGGTACATTTCCAGATCAAAGTGATATTTTAAATAGAGAAGAGGTACTTGAAGTTTTTGAAAAATATTATAAGTACACCGTAAAAACAAATAGTGCGGGAGATTTTATGATATGGGGAGTACCCGTAGGTAATCAAACTATTCACGTGGATGTCGATCTTTCAGACATAGGTTGTTTTTCATTAAGACCATATGACTTTCAAAGACAAGGTGTTGGTGTGGATAAATTTAAAAACAAGTACTCATTTAAAGCATCAGAAGATTTAAATTCATTACCTCAAATTATTACTTTTGATAAAGTCATTCAAGTATATTCATTTTGGGGAAATGAATCATTATGTGAAATTGGGTTAACTAGAACAGATTTTGATTTAACAGAAAAAGG